CCCGGGGTGTACGTATGTACAACCATCAATTAGTCAACTCTATTACTTTTAGGATGACCCACCACATACATTTATTTTCTAATTAACCCCCTTGGTATAGGAGTGCGGTTTGATTCGAGTTGGACTAGTCTCATTCATCTGAAGAGACGTGCATCCATGAGCTTACGACGCTTTCTAGGTTGTAAGTCACCTAAGACGATTTTACGTGCAAGTTTACCAGTAGGAAGGGGTGTGTGTATATGTGTGTGCCTGGTTCTTGCGTTCTTGTAATGCCTTATACCATAAAACTCCGCCATGAAGTTAAAGGCCTTATTTATCTCAACTCGAGATCGATAAGACTCTGACCAGTACAACTGTTGACTGGACACAGATAATCGGCACGCCTTAAGAGCATTTCTCTGTAAACGAAGAAATGCTTTTCCAAATTTGCCATAGATTTCTCTAATGCGTCGGAGGATCCGCTCCCACTCATTGAAGAATGCCACCATACATGGGGAACATTCTAAATTGACAACTTTGCGTTGCTTTCTATACCACATGCGACACGACCCTTCCTTAATTCCATAAGGAAGGGTAGATCGGTCTATTGGTACAGGTCTAGACTTCGACAATAGCTGACACTCCCGCCGAGCTAAGTATAAATGATCTTGGCCAGATTCTCCCTGACAAAGCGCGTCGTAATAATAGTGCATAAGATGATTTACAGTATGCTGATTATTGAAATTTTCTACTAACGCGTTTAAGAGCATAATCTTGTACTCTTCCAATGTAGAGGGAGCTCGTTCAGGATTCAGTAGTCTTTCGACAACTTCAATCTGTGGCCTTATCATAAAACCAGATTCCTTGAAATAATATGATAAAAATTGGACCGAATCTCTGAACACGTAGGTCCATCGATGACTTTTGCCCTTGGCAGGTCCCGATGGTTCCTGATTAATGATTTTTACGCGTTCATCTGGACGCAAACGACGGCCGAGTGCAGCTTCTCTTTTGGCACGCCATTGTCTGAGGTAATCACTAGAAAAATCCTCATAAGATACACCAGGTGGGAGAATAGGTACCCCATATTGCACGTGCCAATGCAATGCTACCCTACTCTCAAAAGGATTGAAGGTCAAACCAAACCTCTCACGAACAAAGTCCGCTACCCTCAGTAACTGCTGCTTGCCCCACCATCGACGCGCCCTGGCAGATCGCATCGAACATTTGAGGCCAGTTATAGAGTTATCCCCGTACACAACCACATCCCAGTTGCCACTACTCTTAGGTCCATATAAAGCTGTATATGTCTCAATAAGAACAATAGACACGCAGATTGAGTTAATTATAGAGACGAAATCACTGCCGGAAGGTCCCCCCCCCGGCGTTTCGTGGATCTCGCCACTAGGTAATACGACTTCTG